CTGGAAATAACTGCCTAGTCTCTTTGAAAGTCTTGCTGGATTTCGCCCGTAGGACGCTACGGGAAGTGGTGCAGTGCGTGTAGTCGCTGTGCGTGGGAAATGCCAAGGGAATGAATAAAACCTGAGGCGGGGCGGTTCTTATGGACATTAGAAATTCGCTGACGAGCGAACGCCCTAATCTTCGCACTGGTAGTTCAATTGGCAGAATGGCTGTTTTGTAATCAGTCGGTTGTGGGTTCGATTCCCACCCAGTGCTCCATTTTGCCTAGTAACTCAGTCGGTGAGAGTGCCCTCTTTATAAGGGGGAAGTCGAGGGTTCGAATCCCTCCTAGGCGACTCAGGGGGATTGGCTCAACGGTACAGCACTCGGTTTGCATCCGAGAAATAGGAGTTCGATTCTCCTATCCTCCACCATTTAAGGCTCCCGCCTCTGGGCAACTACGTGGGGGTCATTCTTTAAAGAGGGGTGGCAGAGTGGTCTATTGCGGCAGTCTTGAAAACTGTTAGGGCTTATGGCCCACAAGGGTTCGAATCCCTTTCCCTCTAGACTTTAAATTAGTCAGGTTTAGACTTTAAATTAGTCAGGGCCGATAACTCAATGGTCAGAGTAGCCGCCTTTTAAGCGGTAGGTTGAGGGTTCAAGTCCCTCTCGGCCCACCCGTCCTGATAGTTCAACGGATAGAACATCTGCCTTCTAAGCAGAGAATCTTGGTTCGATTCCAAGTCGGGACGCCATTTGGCTCCGTTGGTGAAATGGCAAACACGGGAGACTTAAAATCTCTTGCATACGCTTGCAGGTTCAAGTCCTGTACGGAGCACTTTCTGGCTTGTGGTGTAACGGTAGCACTGGAGATTTTGATTCTCCATGTCGGGGTTCGAATCCCTGCAAGCCAACGCTTGACAGCAAGATTATTAACACTTTATATGAAAACCATGAAGGAAAAGGAACTATGCATTGCACTCGGCCTTAGCCGAACCCAGATGCGTGAACTTCGCCAGAAGTACACCGAGGGCAAGGACTGGGTTGTTATCCCATCCAAACGCCCGAAGAACCTGTGGGAAGTCCAGTGGACCGAGGTTGGCGTAGATAAACTTAGGGACGTGATTGGCGTAACGGAACAGGAAGACCTCACTCCGCCAGCGAACTACAAGGCCACGGTAATCGGGCGGTACCCGAACCCTCGCATGCTCCAAGTAGAGATGCAGGGAGTGAAGCACAACGTGCTCTGCCGCGACAACTCAAAGTTCAGGGCTGGCATGCCAGTCTGGTTGCGATGGGACGGCTCACGCTGGCTCGTCGCCAGACACCCTAGGTTTGATGGAAAGTACTAGGAGCCGTTTTCACCGAAAAAATTTTTAAATTTCCCATTGAGACATAATTGAAAAAGAAACATTAAATAAATATGAGCGAGCAAATCCCACAGTGGCAAATTGATTACATGCGTTGGAAATACGGTCTTCCTCCAGAGGGCGGTCAACCTAACCAGACATCTGGCAATCCGTCGAAAGGTGCCAAGAATCCTAACGCAAATAAGACCGTTGTAAAGCACAAGGGTCCAAGAATTGAAGTGAACAGCAGGGGCACAAAGACAAACTATAACCCAGAGGAACTTCGCAGATTGCGTGAAATGATGATGGCAAAGGAGGTTCCTACATCTAGGTCTATGATTGGAAACGCATTGTCAAAGGCTAAGGGGTATGTTGGAAATGCGGCAAAAGTCGCGGGAAGGTACGCAAACCCACTTATGGGAGCCGCACTTGCATATGACTCTTACAATCTTTATAAGATGGCTAAAGAAGAGCGTGATTTCGAGCAGTTCCTCAACGCACAGATGAACGCTGACCGTGCTGAGATGGGCGTTGAACTTGATGCGGAGGCTCAGATGCGTGGGATGCGTCCTCTGTTTGCTTCCGAGTTCTTCATGCAAAACGGTGCACCAAGCAGACAGATTCCTCAGTCTCTTGAGCGAGACATAGACCTTGCCAGACAACTTAGAAACTATCTTGACGATGAACAAATTTCAAGGGCTGAAGATTCAGCCGCTTTTTACAGAGACCTCTCCAGATACAACGCCGAGGAGTACGAAAACCTGAGAATGCAAGAGAGCGAAAACAACTTCCGAAACGAACAAGAACGCTCTCGCAGAGAAGGCACTGGCCCAACACCAGCGTATCAGCCAAGAACTGAACCAAGAACACAAACACCACAAAGCGACGGTTTCTTTAGCGAAATAGAGGCGAAGATGGCTGAAATCTTTGGTCGTTGATGTTCGTTCCGACGCCACACCCAGTCCTAGTGGCACCCACTGAGGACGAGATTAAATCTCTGGCGTTAAAGGTTGGGGCTGAGAAGGCCGCTGAAATTCTCTCACTCAGAGAAGATAAGATTCTAGCGGAGAAACTTGACCCGTATCGACACGGATTCGACCTGCCGCACTGGAATGAAGCGGATTCTTTGCTGAAGGAAAACAGCGAGATACTAGTCCTTGGCGGCAACCGAGCATCAAAGACGGAGTGGGCGGCAAAGCGAGTTGTGCAAACGTTGGTGAACCTAAAGGATGCACGTGTTTGGTGTCTCCATACAACGAACCAGTCGAGCATCCAGATGCAGCAAAATGTGATTTATAAGTATCTGCCATCTGAATTCAAGGACTTGAAGAAAAACAAAATTCAGAACGTACAGTACACCCAGAAAAACGGGTTTTCAGATAACACATTTATCCTTCCCAACAAGTCGCAATGCTTCTTCATGAACTATGCTCAGAAGCGGGACGTCATCGAGGGTGGTGAGGTTGATTTCATATGGTGCGACGAACTTGTGCCCCTTGATTGGATTGAAACCCTCCGATATCGCATAGTCACCCGTGGCGGTAAGTTGGTAATAACCTTCACTCCCATAACTGGATATAGCCCAGTCGTGAAAGAGTACATCCAAGGTTCCAAGATAGTTGAAACAAAAGCCGCGAGCCTCCTGCCAGACACAGTTAATGTCCTCGGCTGTGCGAAGGGCACCATGCCCTATAAGGCGAAATCCTATGGGAGACCTGCTTCCGTGATGTGGTTTCATTCGGAACTCAACCCTTACAGCAATTGGGATAATCTCAAGAAAACACTTTCAGGAAAGAAATCCAATGAGATAAAGATTCGTGCATACGGGTGGGCTGATAACGTTGCTGGCAATCAATTTCCTCGTTTTTCTCAAGAAATTCACGTTGTTTCTAAGGAAGAGATACCAAAAGAAGGCACAAATTACATGGTTTGCGACCCTGCTGGGTCTAGAAACTGGTTCATGATTTGGGCTAGGGTCACGCCAGATGGCAAAATTTATGTTTACAGAGAATGGCCCGATGAGTCTGAAGGCGAATGGGCTATTCCATCACAAGACCCCGATGGAAAAATGGGAACAGCACAAAGAAATGGTGCTGGAAGGTCTTTGAACGAGTACAAAAACTTGATACTTTCTTTGGAAGAAGGTGAAAATATATGGGAAAGATACATCGACCCTAGGGCTGGAGGTACCAAATCTGTGCTTGACGATGGTGGAGTCACGTTGATAGAAATGCTTGACTCTGGAGATAGGCCGATGTCATTCACACCTGCCGCTGGAGTAAAAATAGACCAAGGCGTAGCACTTATAAACGACGGATTTTCACATGAGCAAGAAACCACGGAATCAAAACACAAGGCACCGCATCTCTTCATATCGGAAGAATGCCAAAATCTCATTTACTGCCTGTCAGAATGGACAGGACTCGATGGCGAAAAAGGTGCTACAAAAGACCCCGTGGATTGCCTCCGCTATCTCATGGTTATGGAGCCTGTTTACACGGGTGGTGCGGCGATGAGGTCAATAGGCGGCGGCTCTTACTAAAATGAAAGAATTCTTCCCAGCCCTCTTGTCACGCCGTCAAGCGATGGCTTTCACTGGAAAGGGAAGAAAAGCCCTTGAGAACATGATTTCAAGGAACGAGGTTCGCTCGTTCAAGACAAAAGGCGGACACAACAGGTACAACAAGACTGACATAATCAAGGCAGTCGAAAACGAACTTAAAAATAAATGAAATATAACGTAAACAAGGACGAACTTGTGTTCGCGGCTGACAAGCCAAACATTCCTTACCTAAGCAATGAATACAGACGCTCAATCGAGGATGGCGACTTTGCTGGAAGCATCGAGCGTGTAGACGATATCCGTTACGCAAGGTGGGAAGGGCAGACTCAGGACGGCAAGAAGCATTCAGAATTCAGGCCAGAGGGAGACCCAGCGTTTCCGTTTGAGGGTGCTTCAGACGTTCGTTGCAGACTGATTGACAGGACAATCAACGACATTGTGTCGATGTTAATGACTACGTTCGACAGGTGCAAGGTTAACGTAAACGGAACGGAGTTCAACGATTACGAGGTTGCCTCAACGTCCAATATCCTGATGGGGTGGTTGCTTCAACGGTTCAGGCCAGACATAAGAAGGGAAGCCGAATTGCTCGCACAGTACACGCACACGTACGGTTGGGCCAGCATCAACATCATCTGGGAGCAGGAACAGGCTGTCAGGCTTCAACGCATTCGGATGGATGAGATTGTGTCAATTGTTCAGCAAATCACACAGCAAGACCCAAAAAATCCGATAGTGGAATTGCCAGCCGCAATAATGAATCCAGAGATGGAGGATTTTGCGGCATCAATGATTGGGATGTACATGCCGAACCTGAAGCCAAAGAGAATCAAGAAGGCTCTGAAATCGCTTAGGGAAAATGGCGAGGCGTTTATCCCAGAACCTTACATCAGCAAGAATTACCCAAAATTTGTGGCACTTAAGCCATACGATGAAATAGCGTTCCCTCCAGAAACAATCGACATTCAAAACGCACGTGTAATTTTCAGACGCCTATTCATGAGCGAAGTTGAACTCCGTGCTAAAGCGGCACAGGAAGACTGGAGCAAGGAGTTTGTTGAAGCCGCCGTGAAGACGGCTGGCTCCCAGCACAATCTTTACGACCCTAACCTAAATCCAGTTGCCGACCTAATGGGCAACTATGTCGAGAGAAGCGAAAATCTAATTGAGATTGTTTACGCATACAACAGGGCTGTTGATGAAGACGGTGCAGTTGGAATCTACCAGACGATATTCTGCCCGAACGCGGGTGACGATGTTTTTGCACGTCATGAACTGACTGGATACGCACACAATAGGTATCCCTTCGTCATTTACTCACGCGAGCGTATCCGCAGGGCCATCTACGAATCTAGGGGCATTCCGCAGGTTGCCATGACCGACCAAGAGGAAATCAAAGCCCAGCATGACGCATTCCGTGACCGAACCGCACTAACCACAATGCCTCCAGTTCTGATGCGTAAGAGGAACATGGGTATCAATAAGATTGCACCTGGGGTTCACGTCCCAGTTACGACTGTTGATGAGATGCGTTTCATGGACCCTCCTCGCGGAGACCCCAACGGTGCATTTATGCTCATTCAGACAGTTGAGCAGAACCACGCATCTTATTTCGGACAATACCATCCAAACATTCCTCTTCCAAAGACGCAGACAGCACAGCAATTCCTAGTCAACAACTGGCTGGACGTGTGGAGCGAGGCTTTTGCAATGGCGTTCAGCATGATGCTTCAATACATGTCGCCAGAAGAAATTGAGGGAATCACAGGAAAGTCGATTCCTCAAAATCTTAGCAACGTTTCAAACATGTATGATTTTCAGGTCAAATACGACGTCAGGGAACTGGACACTGCTTTCGTTATCGAGAAGTTGAAGGCAATCACGCAATTTGTTCTTCCGCTTGATAACGCTGGAGTCATTGACCGCACGAAACTTGTCAAGGCGGCTGTCGAGGCAATCGACCCAGATAAAGCCAAAGACCTTATCATCAACACTGGAACAGCATCGCAGATGCTCTACAAGAACGTCCAGACCGATTTGGGCATGATGATGCTTGGCAACGAGGCTCAGTACGTTGAAAACGACCCAACCGCTGAGTCCAAGTTGCAGTACCTTCAGGATATTATGGGTAAGAACCCCAAGGCTCAGCAGTATATGCAGGGCGACCCTCACTTCAGGGCACTTCTTGATAACTATGTCAAGAATCTCCAGATGTCCGTTATGCAACAACAGAACAAGCAAATTGGCAGAACTGGCGTTACTCCTATTGGTGAAAAGGCCGCTGGGCAGGTTCAGGGTGCAATCCAACAGGCTGAAGAAGCACAAGCACAACAGGCTCAATGAGTAAAATACCAGAATTAATGGCTATTGGCATGTCTGTCTCAAAGAATAATGAGACATATTCAGCAATCATGGCTTTGCTTGATGAGAGCATTAAAGCAGAAACTGCAATTGCGATTGGGCCATTGGAATCTTCTGAAAAGCGTCATTGGCAATGCGGCAGGGCAGATGCACTTTCGGCGTTCAAGGAAGTTATTCTTAGCGTCAGAAGCGAGGCACTTTTACAAAGAGGTATCAGAGATGATGCTTAGTGTTTAAATAGCACCTTTGCTAAAAGCATGTTGCTTCTCAAAAATTACCCACTTTTTTCACACATGGTTCTGAGTCCATAACAAAACTCTGAAAAAACAACAGGTTCTTAGACCTTAAAACTAATGGAAACAAATGAATCCGTCGAACCCGAATCGACACAAAACCATTCGGAGAACAACGTGAACACCGCAAGGGAATTCACCGAATCGGACCTAACCGATGTAATCAAAGCGTCACTTCTCAACGATACAGAGCAAGAGGCCACTTCCGAGGCCGAGAACACGGAGGAAACGCCAGAAGTTGAAAGCGAAGGCGTAGAAGACAACGAAGTTCTATCACAGTCAGAAGAAGATACGGTTATCGATTCGGATGAGGAAAACTCTGACGAATACGATAGAGGTCTGCCCAGAGGGGTTAAGAAACGCATAGACAAACTTGCCGCAAAACGGCGAGAGGCGGAGCAACGTGCTAGGGAACTTGAAGCGGAAGTTGAACGACTGAGACAAGAGGCTGAAAAGCCAGTCCAGATTCAGCCAAACAAAAAGAACCCTTACAACAAGTTGAAAACTGTTGAGCAAATTCAGGCGGAAGTCGAGAAGGCAAAACAGATTCGTCGTTGGTGCGAGATGAACCCAGAGGGCGGAGTAGTCAGGGATGCCAAGGGCAATGAGACGGAGTATTCATCCGAAGATGTCAGAAACATCAAGGTGAACGCACTGGACGCACTTGAAGAGCACCTTCCACGGCAGATGCAGTACATTCAGTACGAGGCAAACGTCGAGAAGGAGGTCAGCAAGGAATACCCTTGGTGGAAGGACAGAAGTTCCGCTGAGCGACAAATCGCAGAGGCGTTTCTCCAGCACTTCCCAGAAATCACAAGGTTCCCAGACTACAAGATGGTTCTCGGAGATTACATCCGTGGCGTCAAGGCACGTGAGCAATCAAGGGGAGGAAGCCAGCAAAGACCACCATCTCAACCAAAGTCAGGCTCAGCATACACTGGGGCCGCAGGTCGAAAGCCTGTCAGACTATCGAATCCTTCTGACGGAGACGAACTGGCGAACATCATCGCTTCAAGATTCATCTAAACCATTATCATCATGGCTAAATTAACCGAAAGACAATTCAAGACAGGCGACAAGATGGGCCAGCGGGAAGAACTCGCAGACCTTATTTCCCTCGTGGACGCCAAGGACACCCCATTCACCTCTATGGCGAAGAAGGGTTCCAAACCTCAGAACACCTACTTCCGCTGGCAGGTTGACCGCCTCCCATCGCCCCGCGTCCAGACCGTCATTGACGGCACTGACGTTGACCCTAACGGTGCAGAAATCGAGAACTACGTCAGAGACACTGTTGGCGGCGAGACCGTCCAGTACCGCAAGGAACTCGCGGCGTACGTCCAGATTTTCCGCCGTTCCGTCCGCGTCTCACCTCTGACCGAGGACATCAACAACGTCGCTGGCGTGAACAGCGAACTCGCGAACAACGTCGCCAAGGCCATCAAACTCATCAAGCGTGACCAAGAAGTTACCTTCACTGGTACTCAGGGTTGCTCGCCTGACCGTGGTACTGGCTCTGGTCAGGGTTATCAAACCCGTGGCCTCCACAAGTGGCTCCTCAAACGCACCGCCACCGTCGAAACCGTCACCAACGGTGTTCCTACCCCCGATGCTACTAAGCACGACGGCCTTGAAACCATTCCATCCGAGTTCCGCACTCCAGATTCCTCGCATGCCACAGGCTCGGTTTCGGCACTTAGCGAAGCCCAGATTCAGAACGTGCTGACAAGCATGTACAAGGAAACTGGCACGTTCAGAGACATGGACGCCCTTGTTGGCCCTAACCTCAAGAGAGCGTTCACCAATCTGGTGTTCAACACTCCTTCGTCTGGTTCGCCCAACACTCAGGTCGCCATCCGCACCCTGAATCGCGAGTCTAAGGAATCCTCATACATCTCGTCAGTTGACGTGTTTGTGGGCGACTTCGGCAAACTCCGCCTTCACCCTTCGCACTGGCTGAAGTGGAATGACAGCACCAAGCAAGCCAACGACAACGTTGGTTACGTCATTCCGTTCGACATGGTTGAGATTCGTTACGGCGGCAACGTCGCTGGCGTTCGTCCTCTCACCAACAACGGTGGCGGTGAAGCCCGTCTGGTGGAAGCGGTTGCTGGCCTCGTGGTCCACAACCCCCTCTCCTTCGGCGTCTTCGACCTGACAGCCTAACCGATGTCGGGATTCGTCGAAAGTCTGCATGAAGTAGTCCCTCCCAACCTCCTACGGGAAGTTGAGAGGGTTCTAATCAACGGCTGGAGACGAGAAGAGGTTCTTGCGAGGGCGGAAGCGAAGCAAAATGCAATATATGGACACAGCCATGAGGCTAGTAATATTGACGGTGTTGGACAAATGGTTGCTCGCATTCCGCCCTCTGCTTACCACTACTGGGGCAAACGCCTTGGTTATGATTGCTGGCAGGACGACCAGTTTCTGAAGGAATTCCTAAGAGATAACCCAGAGGTCGCGGTCAGAAACTACGCAAAGAAAACCCTTGTCCGTGGGGCCGTGTTCACGGCGGACGGATTTATCACATGAGGACGATAGATTTCAGCCAGATATTCTTCAACGCCCTGCAATTCAGCGGCAACGACAGGCAGAATATCAACACTGAGACGTTTTCCCAGTTCAGGGACTTTATCTCTTACAGGCTTAGGGAAATCTGGGAGTCGTTTCCTTGGACTGAGGCGACTGTCCTCACTAATTTCAACGTCACCACGGAAAACGGGGTGGCATTTTTCGTCCCGCCAGTCGAGGCGGACGAGATTTTGGGTGTTTTTTCAAAAAACCCACTCACAACATCGCGGCTTTCGGAACTTGACTACAAGATTTGGCAAGACGGAACCGTTCAGAAGGTTGTCATAGCGAACCAACTCGCGGACGGCTGGTTCCACTACAGAAAGGCTTGCCCAGAACTCAAGGGAGACCTTTTCAACGCAAGCACGGTTTATTTTCAAAGTTCTCAGGTTTATTTTGACTCTGGCTCAGGCACTGGAACATACATGCCCGTTGCTGGAAAGCCACACAGCGGAAATTTCTACGAATGCATTGTCCAGAGCACAATTTCTGGAGATTCTCCAGCCTCGGCACCTTCAAAATGGCGTAAGATAGATATTCCGTACAACTTTGGCACCCCTCTCGCTTGGGGTTCGACAGCGAACTGGTTCCTGTCAGAAGGTATGATTCAGGAAGCCGCCGCTATCGAGCAAAAGTATGAAGCCGCACGTGAGCAGGAATACGACAAAGCCACAAGACAGCAGGGGCAAGTCACACGCATGAACATGATTCGAACTTACTAAAATGAGCAAACACATCCACTTTTCAGGCCCATTTATCAAGCAGTTCTACTGCAAGGATACTGGCACAAACGAAAGAACTTCTGACAACCCTGCGGCGGCAACTGATTACTCCGACACAGTTCCAGTTCCACTTCGCAGAGTTTACTTGTTTATCCAGAACCAAGGAACGACAAATGTGACCATCTCGCTTACTCCAGACGGTGTTCAAGGCGGAGAAACATCATTGATTCTCTACCCCTTCCAAAGCGTGTCGTTCGACAACTACAACGGCCCAATTCTTGCGAACACGCTTGCTAACGTTCACATCATGGAGGCATTCGCCTAATGAGCATTAACATCTCAACAAAGCCTGAAGTTGGCGTAGTTAACGTTGGGGAAGAAATTACGACTGAACAGTTGGCGGCTATTACTTCCTCCTCTAATCCTACTGGAACGAACCCCCTTCTAACAGCCTCCGCTGGCAACGCCGCCTATGCTGGCCTGACAGCCAACAACACGCTGACAGGGACACAGGTTTACAACATCAACTCCGCTGGAACTGGTTTCCGCATCACTCATACAGGTGCTGGAGAATGTTTTAGGGTGGAGGACGAAAACCCCGATTCTACCCCTTTTGTCATTGATGCCATCGGCAATGTCGGGATTGGCACTAACACGCCTAGCACAAAGTTTAATGTTGTCACAAGCGGCTCAACCGATGCCGTCCGCATCACCAACACAGGCACTGGAAACTCCTTTGTCGTAGAGGATGACACCAATCCAGACACCAGCCCCTTTGTGATTGATGCGGCTGGCAGGGTCGGGATTGGCGTTTCAACCACCGCAAGTAAAATGGAGGTGCTGGGCCGTTCCTATTTTAGAGACACATCTGGGTCTGGCGGCAATCCTGTGCTTTGGGTGCGTCAAGAAGGGGCATCTGCCGCAACAGCACTACAAGTTACCAACCAAGGCACTGGCAACTCCTTTGTGGTTGAAGATGAATCGGGAGATACTTCGCCGTTTATCATTGATGCGGCTGGGGCTGTCGGAATTGGTCGCCAGCCAACCGCAGGGTTTAGGTTGGATTTGGCTGGCAACATTCTTGTGGCTGGTTCGGTTCACACATTTTCACTTGCCTCCCAAGGTGCTGTAATTACTCAAGTCAGCGGCACTGCTAACACATTGACCGTCAATAACAGCGGCACTGGAAACTCGTTTGTGGTGAATGACGATGGCACTGGTGACCTCTCGCCGTTTATCATCGACAACGTTGGCAATGTGACCCTCGGCGGCACACTCCGCTTTGGCACGGAAGGAGCCATTTCCTCGCTTACCTACCAGACTACTGGCCTTGCCGCCACTGTTGACAGGACTGCGTTCCCCAACGAAATCGCCATCGTCATCGCTGGCGTCACCTACCGCATTCCCGCTAGACAGGTCTAATCTTATGTTCACCATCCTAATCATCGTTTCACTCGTCCTTGCCGCTGGCGTGGCTGGCTTTTGGTCAGGCGTTAAACACGCTGAAAAGGCCCGTACGCTCAAGGACTTCGCCAAGAAGTTCTAATGCCACTTGAATACCTGAGGGATGGAGACTTGTTCTTTGTCGGGCTTAACAGCCGAGACAATCCAAGTGCTTTGTCAAAGGGTTACGTAAGCAAGGCTCAGAACTTTAGGATGGATAGAGGTGTCGCATCGGTGCGGAAGGGCACAAGAAAGTACAGTGACATCTCAATAGTAGACAAGCAAATCAACGGGTGCGGCGTATATCTTGACCAGTTTGGTCAGGAAATAATGATTCTGGTTCTTTACACTCCAGCAACAACTGGAGAAGAGCCGACGCCAGCGTACTCAGAAATAGTCACATTTAACCCAGACGCAAACGACTGGGGAGGCTCAGTTCAGTTTCCAACAGGGGAGACTGTGGATACAAGCGTTGGTTGTGACGTTGTTCAGGCAAATAACTACATTTTCATAAGCAGGGGTCACAATAAACCAGTTATCAGATGGGAGTACGGCACAATTAACTTTTTGGTGCTTTCTCACACAAATAACCACGAGTTTCCGCACTGCTCTGGGCTAATGTACTATCAAAACAGGCTTGTTGCACTTGGTCGCCACAAAAGCATGTCAGCGTCAAGGGCAAGAGATTCTGTTTGCGTAAGCAATTTCCTTGATTTTAACAAATTTGACTTGGTTGATACTTTCACGATTAACCAAGGCGGCAATGATGAGATTGTTTCCGTTGTCCCTTGGACTATGAACGAGTTCCTGATAATGATGCGGAACTCAATATTTTACCTGAACGTAGGAAGTGACAGGTACTCAACTGGAGACCCGCTTTCGTCAGACGCCTTTTTGCAAACAATGTCAACAGACGTCGGTTGCTCTGCAAAAAGAAGTGCCGTCCAAGTCGCTGGAGGCGTTGTTTTCCTTTCTGATACAGGTGTTTATTTCCTTCAGCCACAACAGGTTGGTGCGGCTGAGGGCATGCGTCTGACCACGCTTTCTGAGCCTCTTTCTGCTACAATTGACGACGTTATTGCAAGGATTAACAAGAACCACGTTAGCAAGTCAGTTGCAATCTATTGGAATAGCAGATACTACTTGGCAGTGCCGTTGGACGGAAGCACCAAAAACAACGCAGTTCTTGTTTACAACTTTATCCTTAAGGCTTGGGAGTCAGTTGACATTTATCCAGAGGAATTCGATGCGTTTGTTTTCTTGGTGGCAAAAAAAGGCACCCAAAGGCGTATGTTTGCCGTAGACTCTTCTGACGGAGTGTTTCTGATGGAAGAAAATAATTGGGATGAGCACGGCAACGATGTTGGCAATCCATATCTTACCGTAAGATTGCCGTTTAGATTCGGCGGTTCTGATGTGTTTAGACAAAGGGTTATTCAGGGCGAAATCGTGACAAGAAGATTTACATTTGATTCTATGTCTAACAAGCGGTTTTCTTCTGTTGAGGCCGATTTGCTTTGTCCAGCGGCGGCGGCTATCGAAACATACGCCGAAATGAACAATCCTGATACAACATCTTTATTGGACAACTACGGCTCTCCTTCGGACGAGGCTCAGGACACAACAAGAAGAAATCCTGTAAGAAAGATAGGATACGGCTTGCAAGTCAGGTTTAAGTCAACTAGCAACAGGCCGTCCGTAAGGGGCGTACTGGTAGTCGCAAAACCGCACGGCAAAAACAATCTTAACGTCAAATAATCATGGCACAAATACAAGCAGGAGAAACTTTTTCTGACGGCGAACTGGTGACGGCTGACAGAATGAACGATATTGTTGGAGAAGCAAAGGCACTCAACGGCATCATAACCGAACAGAAATCCCTTACGGCAAGCGAACTTGAGAGCGATGTCTTAACAGATGCAATCCCAGTCTCTAATCTAGACAGAATTCTGGTCTATGACGAAAGCAATGACGGCATTCGTCAAACAACCGTTGGAAATCTATTTCAAAGCAACAACCCTATCGCAACAGAACTCGTCGAGGGAGATGGACTTATGCTAAGGCAGACCAGTGGGATGCTTAGCATTGGCAACCCGCTTATCGGCATGGGGGAAACTGCTGATGTCACTATTGTGGGGAACACAGTTATTAGCGGTTGGTACACAGAGATAGGTAGTCTTTTGAAAGTTACTGGCAATCAAGAGGTGTCTGGAGATGCTGAAATTGCTGGAGATTTATCCGTGCTTGGAGAAACTGAACTTAAAAACACCGTTATTGATGGAAACCTTACGCTTACAGGTTCTTTTGTTAGCGATGATGCTCTTGCTAGAGAAAAAGTATTTGAAATAAACCAAGAATCATCTGTAACTGTTTTTAATTTAACAACTGCTCCTACTGGGGTTTCTCCACTTATACCTAGTCCAACAAGAACTCCTTATGAAATAAAACTTGGCAACGTAGAAGTTGGATTTAGGCAGGGAATTGTTTCTTTTCCTCAATTTAAAATAAGACTAAGGAAGGGCGGTCAAGGTATCTCACAAGAAGCAAGAGTAAAAATTGATTTGATTGCATACAAAGACCCCTCTAACCCAATTAACCCACTTCAAAAGGAGTACGTCATTGCTGGTTTTAGAGATTCAATCAGTTCAGTTGAAAGCAATCCTTCTTACGACCTCACAAACACGTGTCCTCCTTGGGTTGAGTTAGTAACTCCATCAGGCATAAATCTCACACAATACAAGTTGAAACTTAGATTTACAGGGGATTTAGCATATACCACTCCTTCAGATGTATATAGAAACCAAATACTTTTTGACTACCAAGTTCTTTCGTTTAAAAGTTTTTTCAAAATAAGAATTCTTTCAAAAAGAGAAGAAGATAATGTTAGCACTTCGTACTCACCTTATGAACAAAATGACATTCAGGCACCACTTGTTGGTTCCAATGACTTTAGCGGAAACTGGCAAAATCTAAGGTTTGGCAAAAAGGTGCCGTTTATTGCAAATCAGTCTGTATATGAAGTCTAACAGTGAGTTTCAAGATGCACTTGAATTCGTAAAAAATGAAAAATTGTCAAAAGAAAATGAAAGGGTCTTCGGATTTGAGGGAGAGGACTTGGATTTGTTTCTTCTTTGGTCATGTATTCATGGGTATCTTTTTCTTGATTCATGCAAAACTGGGGTCAAAGGCATCGGAATTGCTTATCCAGTTGACAAGACTTTTGACAACTCGGAGAGATGGTTTTACTCATTTAATCCGCCAAAAAATGAGAAAAACTCAGATATTTGCATAATGGATTTTTTGGCAAAAACAAACGAATCAAAATTCAAAATTTACAAAAAGTTCACCGAAAGATTCCCGAACTGGGAGAACCAAAACAAATACGCTCTCATACGGGGCGTTCCTAGGAAAATATCTAACAAATTCATCAACAAATTCATAAAAATAACCAATGGGAAGTAAAAGCGTAAAACCACCTCCTCCTCGCGATTACGCAGAGGAAATGAAAGGTGCTATAAGGTCACAGTTGGAAATGATGCCAAGCATCCTTGATGCCGAGCGTAGATACATTCCCCAGTGGCAGGAAAACCAAGAACGCCTGATGCGTGGTCAAGTTAGGTCGCTAATGGGAATTTATGATAGTGCCATTCCTATGGCGACACAAGTGGCACAAAGACAGCAAAACGCAATGGCACCGATTGTCGGCAACATAGCGACGTCTGCTCAGGATGTTTACAGAAAATCACTCGGAAGCGACGCCTATGGCTTGCTAAGCACAATGCAAAATCAGGCTTTGTCTGAACTGAAAATGGGCAGAAGTCTGTCTCCAGAGGAGACAAGACAAGCACAACAGGCTTCCCGTGCGGCTATGCAAGCGAGAGGACTTCAAAGCGGCAATCAAGCCGTTGCACTTGAAGTTCTCCTGAACAACAACATGGCTACGGCTAGGGAGAACTCCAGAAGACAGTACGCCTCAAACGTCTATGGTCTGTCGGAGGCTTCTGCGGCGAACGCATACAATCAGTACGGAGGCCCGATGATGCAGATGGCGTACTCCGCGTCTCCTGCGGCTATGATTAACACCGCTGGCAACATGGTTCAGGGGCTTGGTCCGCAGTTGTTCAACGCCGAGTCTGGTTATAATGCGGCACTGATTTCATCAAACCGCAAGGAGCAGATGGACGCACAGATTGCGAACGCGAATTCAGCGGCGTCAATTACTGGTGCTGGGTTGGGAGCGTTTGGGAAAATTTTTGGAGGTCTGTGCTGGGTTGCACGTGAGGTTTATGGAGAAAATAATCCCCGCTGGCTTGTTTTCAGTGACTGGATTTCAAACGACGCACCCAAGTGGCTTTTTGATGTTTATTCAAAACATGGAGAGGGTTTTGCGAGATTTATATCAAACAAACCCTTTGTTAAATTCATAATCAAGAAGGCTATGGACCTTGTTGTTGAGACAAGAATTCAAGAGAACCAAACAATAAAGGCATGAAAGCAAATCCAATGTTCAAGGGTCTTCAGGGTGGAGAAATTTTCCCAGCCACCACAGACCTAGTTGCTGGAAAGGCCCGTGGAGATGAGATGCTTTTTAAAGGCATAATGGCGTTTGGAGAAGGAATCGCAGATGGAATAAAGGAATATAACCGTTCGGCTGAACTTAATTCTGCGGCGGGGTCTGGCCTTGACGATGCATCTACTAGAGCAATGGTTTACATGAGCGACCCAGAACTCAAGGGCACTGTTGAGCCTTTGCTTGAAGCGGCTAAAAAGGCCAGAGAAAAGGGAAACACTCAAGGCATGCTTGCGGCAACCAAGGGTCTTGAAATAACGCTCGGACAACTTCCAACCGCCTATCAACTCCAACAGCAAGACAGGGAGACTGACACGCTCATTCGGACATCTGGTGCCTCATTGATGCAACTTTACGACATGGCTGGGAAAGACCCAAGGAACGCTGGCATGGTCGCTAACATGGCACCACTTTTTCAGGAATTCCAAGGCTACATTTCTGGGGAGACAAGGTTGAGCAGAACTCAGGCTAGGACTTTAGGTGCAAGGCTTTCTGGCGAGGCACAGACATTCGGTGCGAAGTTCGGGCTTTTCAAGGAAGTCCAAAGCGGAGTTGAGCAACAGGCGGCTCTAGCGGCTAGAAGCGGACTGACGCCTACTGCCACGGTCCAGATTGCCGCAGACATGAACGTTGCCTTGGATTTTGGAAAATCGTTCGGAGAGAACTTCGACAGCGTGATGTCCAGCGTTGAAAAGGCCAAGTCCGCTGGAGTCCTTAAGGAATCGAAGAGCAGACAAGATATATTTGAAGAAACAGCGGCGGCGGCTCTCAGTGCGGCTGAAACATCGGCACCAGAGGTTAAGGAGGCTCTTGGTAGGCAGATTGTGCTGGCAAGAAGAAACATGTTTTTGGAAAGGCATCAGGAACTGTTTGGAATCTCAAGGGCTTCGACGCAAAGGCTTGGCGACTCTGTTGAGCGTTCGCTGATGAGCAGGGTTACTCCGAGGATGTCAGCCGCCGCTTCGCTTGGCATCGTGAACGCTGTGAACGGCGGCTGGGCCAACAACTTGGACGTTTCTGGAAGAATGACGTCATCCCGCCCTCTTTCGCAGTCAATAGACTCGATTTATGAAAGAAAAGCGGCTGAGGCTTTTGCACGTGCAACCCCTGAGCAAAAGGAGGAATACCAGCGTTACTCAGAGAAGGTTAACGAATGGAGGGCACTTGCGGCTGGTGCAACAGTCAACGGGAGAAGCGGGATTGAAGGCTCTAGGGCGTATACAGCCGAGGAGTGGCTTGAAACCCAAAATGTCCCCCAAAAGGCTGAACTGGACAGCCTTCAGGCAGAAGTCTCTTCTGCAAGAGATAGGCTTTGGCAGTTGGAGGACCAAAAGAAAAAAGGAATTTTCTCGAATGAAAGAGCGATAAACAGGCAGATTGAGGAAGCAAGGGGCAATCTCGATAGTGCACAATCAAGGTTTTCATCTGCATCATCAAAAAGGTCGGTGCGTATGGCTGAAGCACCAATCGAAAGCCAAATCGAGGTTACTAGCGTAATGGACTTCAGAGAATGGTCTGAATGGTTTTCTGCACTAACATCAGAGGGAATGACGCCCCAACAGGCCAATGAAAAAATAAAGAAAGAGGTGATGGGTAGGGTTGGCATTGTCTACGCCGCCAAAGCAACTGAAAACTTAGTCAACGCAAAACTCAAGGGAAACCCACTTGAGGTTGAAAAAGCACTTGAAAGACTTGATAAGGCACTGGATGGAGACAAGGATTTGCTTTATAAGGTTGCCGAGGCTTGGGGTGGCACAGCCGCCGCCGCCGCACTTACGGCGTACGGAAGCAAGATGGGCTATGATGCGGCAAAAAGGTCTCTCATTGGCGGAATCACAAAGGCACAGGTTTCCCCTACCCCAGCAACACCTCCTCCTATTCCGCAGGGAACTCCTAGACAATTGCACCTTAATTTCTATCCTCCTCCCAAGTTGGTTGGTCAACTTGAGTTGCTTGACGACGCTGGAAGACCTCTTGGCGTGGGGGCGGCACCTAAGCCGCCAACCCCTGCCGCTGGAGCCGCTGGGACTACCCCTGCCGCAAGCACGACACCTGCCGCTGGAACAGCCGCACAGACTCCGCCAGCAAAGGCAGGGCTTGCGAGAAGAACGCTGTCTGGGTTAAAAACTTTTGGCGGAGGCGTCTTGAAGGTCGGAAGCGGAACCGTTACTGGAGGCTCGCTTGGCAAATATGCTGGAGGGACTGGTGCTATGGCATTGGGTGCAGACAGGGAAACTCAGGAAAATGCGGCTAGTTTGGGCGGTGTGCTTGGTAGCATCGCTGGTGCTGGACTTTCAGTTGGCTCGCTCGCTGGGCTTGGCTGGGCAACGACAGGTGCAAGGCTAGGCCCACAGGCACTCGCTGTCACAGAAACAGCGGCGGCGGCTTCGGTGCTTGGAACGAGATATATTGCGGCTCCTCTTTATTCACCAGACGGAGTTTCCTCTCAGGAGTACTTTGACAGAGGCATGCTTGGAACTTGGCACGAAAAGGTCGGAAGATTCTCGGTGATGTCACTGTTCTGGGACGCTTACAGGGGTCCAGCAGGGAGAGCAGAGGTTGAGCAACAAGTAAGAGACAGGAGGAGGCAAAAGGGTACCGAAATTAGGGCAGAGGCTCAGGCTGGCGTCAACTTGGCTGAAAAGAGAATGTCTGAGTTCGAACGACAGTACAACATGCCTAAGAGAACTCCTTCTGCTGGGATAGCCATTGGAAAGATTGGGGTCGGCAAGCAAGAGGTTGTTGCGAAGAAAACGGAGGAACAGGTCAGGAATGACTTCGTTAGGCTAGTCTCCGACAGGCTTGGCTACACTCCAACCAACATAGACGAAATGTACGCTAAGTCTGTTGAGGGTTCAAAGCCAGTGCTTATTCAACAGGGTGGTTACACTTTCCAAAAAGAAATTACAAACGGGATGGTTTCTTGGAAGGTTCTGCCTCAACTTCAGAGAAGCGAGACTGAGGAGACTTGGCTGGCGAAGCAAAAGGCTTCTGGAAACGTTTATGACACGTACGTGTCTTCTGACGACAAAGACCCTAACGCTTACAGAATAAACATGAAAGGTTTCTTCAGGGGGTCCGACAAGGCTAGGGAAGACTTTAACAAGGAGGTTGTTGACACGACAATGGCTAACTCAGGGCTTAGAAGGTTGATTCAACTTTCTGGAAGCGTTGGCTCAAGGTTCTCGCCTACTGACAAGGCTGAGGCGGAGGCTCTTGCCATTGACATTAGAGGTAGGCTTAGAACCCAGATGGCTGGCGGTGGTGCTCCTTCGAACTACGAGCAAATCGAAATCCTCAAAAAGTTCATATCCAACCCAACCGACATATTCTCTTGGCCTCCAGCGGAGTTAAAGAAACTTGAGATGCTTATCCACAGGTCTGAACAGGGGATTGTGAACACTGGCAAACTGTCTGGCGTTTCAATTACATTTGGCAATCCTCAAGACAATCTGCAACAAAAGATTGACGAACTTCGTGCAAAAGCCTCAAATAAGTAAAAATGGAAGTAACAGACAACAATGGCCTGTATTCACAGACGCTTCCCGAAGAGTTCTCGCCACAGGCACCAAAGGGAGTAATTCTAGGCTCTGACAATAAGCCCGTAATAGGCTCTACTGGCAACCCAGAGTGGGATGCTTTGCTTGCAGAAGTTCCTCCAGAACAAAGGGAAGAGGTTCTTGCTAAACTTGCCGCACCAGAGACTCCGCAGGAAATAGACGCAAAGGCAAAGGCTGACGAGAACTTTGTCATGTCCTATGACCAGTTCTTAGTCTGGGAGCCTTGGAAGGCTGAGCAGGAAGGCGAGTTCTGGAAGTCGTTGGGAGAAGGCATAGACGCCTTTAAGGAATCGGTTGCACAGGGCGGAAAGGCACTTGCTGACGACCCTCTTGGGTCTCTCGCTAAACTGCCAGCATCGGTAACTGAGGGCTTTTGGCAAGCGACAAGAGAGTTCGTGCTTATGGCTGTCGATTCTGAGACGCCAGACTCGATTGTATTCAAACTTAATAATGTTATCAGGAACAGGGGTACTGCGGCTGAACGTTATAACGGCTATGTCGAGGCAAGAAAAACTAACGCATTATCAAACAGGCTTTACAGAGGCGAAGAAACGCTGGTCATTAACAAGGACTTGATTTCGCCAGAGGTCACGCAGGTTGTGACTTGGGTCGCAGACCCTCCTTTCCTTGGCCCAGCCGCCGCTACGTTCATGCGTGGTACTGGGAAGATTCTTAATACTGGTGACATGCTTTCAAAGGCCCAGATGAAGGCCCAGACGATTTACGCTGGCGTTGTTGGCGGAACCCTTAAGTGGGGTGCTGGCGTTCCGCTTGAGGCTATTGGCGGGGCGGTAAGCAACACAATCGATATGGGCGTCAGAAAGGCCGCTGGACTTGTTGAAATCGGAACTGGCATTGCCGCAGAGGATGCCACGAAGTTCGCACGTGTCGCTGGCATCGGTACGGCCTCGGCACACGTCGCTGGCGTTAGCATTCCTTACGCTGGCCCAATAGCGGCGGCTTCGGTTGGCGGCTCAATCCTTGAGTCTGTTGGCACGGCACTCAGGCTGACAGGAGAGCAGATAGTCAACCAAAAGGGTTACAAGGGTGTTTTCGGGTACGCTAGACAGGCTTTGATGGAAACCGAGGAAGCCCTGAAAAAGACAAACGGGCAACTTTCGGATAAAACAAAGATTTTTCTCCGTGCCATCGACACAATTGAGCCAGTTCTGTCGTACTCATACGATATAGCATCTGGTGCCGTCGGAGGTGCTTTAATCTCAGGTGGCATGGGTTATGCAAACGCCAAAATGGACGGACTTGGTGCTGGCCTTGGCGTCGGCGGAATCCTAGGTGCCGCTGGCTCGCTTACCGCTAGGACGATACTTGACGTCAGCGGTGCCTCTAGGAGATGGAGGGAACAGGTTCAAATTCAGTTTGGCCTTGAGAATCTTAGAAAGTCTAAGCCGAACTTGGCCCACAACTGGTCAACGGTGTTTTCGCATCCGCTTGGCGATGTCATGTCCAGACTTCAAATGGGCAGAACGTTTGTGATGGCTGAATCCGTCATCCCAAGGTACGACATGAAGGCTTTTTACGGTGCCGACTCTGGGTATGCTGACTTCGCCAAACTGGACCCAGAAAGGCCAGACGTTGCATCGTTTGAATCAACAGATGCCTACACAATCAGAAGAATGACAGATGGTGCCATTGAGATTGGCCTGAATCTGGACAACCTATTCAACCCAAGTAAAAAGTTCAAGGGTTTGACGATGGCCCACGAGTTCCACCACGTTCTGATGCGTGACACGGTTCTTGGAAAGCACTATGGCAGACTGTTCAGAGAAACGACATTTGGCGTCAGAGACCAAAACGGTATTCTTGTGCAAAGAGGTCTTGTCCCAACAAACGAACTCATTGACTGGGCTAGAAACTATTCCTCGCTCCAGAATGACTTTGTTATTAGGAACTATTTGTCCCTTGTTGACCCAGATAACGCAAACGACAGGGCAACTATAAACAAAACAAAGGCAGAGTTAATCGAGGCCGTGCGTTCATACGCAGACGACCTAGATGTTGGCAAACCAACAAAACTTAGCAAGACGCAAGACGACCTGATTTCCTACGTTTCCGAAGAGTTCGGCTCGTACTATTACAGCCTTTGGGCGAACGAGAAGCCTATGGAATATTGGCTTCTTGGCGGCAAACTTGAGGGGCTTAAGGCCGCTATGGACATCGCTGGTTCCGCATGGGCTGACCACTGGGAATCAAGAATTACAAGGCACGGCACGATGTTCGACTTCCATAAGTTGAGAAAGGGAATCGAAGTTGAGTCTGTGTTCATGAAGGACGGAAAGCGTGTCCGAGTCGGTGCACTCGACTATCTTCTTGAAGATTTGGTTCGTGCATCGCACAGCCTTAAAAACAACGGATACATTGATATATCCAACGCATCTAAGTCGTTCGTTGACGACCTAACAAGAAACGGCTCAGATGAACTCATCGGCTTCGACCCAAAGACGGGAAGGGTTAGAATAAAGAAGGCCAAGGAAATAGCGGTTGAGATGGCGGCACGTGGCAAGGAAATGGCGAAGGTTCTGGACGCACTTGACCCATCGCAGAGAACATCAATAAAGGGGCCAGACGGCGTTTACAGAGGCAAGTTCAGCGACTTCGAAATCGATACCTTTGTTCAGGCTGGCCTGATGTCTGGAGGGATGGCACAGAAAATTAAACTCCTTCAGAGGGCTAGAGACAACTGGCAGAACGGAATGCCAAACGTCTTTGAGACAACCTACTTCGGTGCGTCTATGGAGACTGGCGTTGGGCCTAACCCCCCACGTGTCAGGGGTAATAAGGTCGCCGTGAAGAACAGAAGGTTCCTTCTTGCTGGACTTGACTTTGCGGTTGGCGAGGACGGGACGCACAAGTTCAACGTTCGCTCAATCGACCTGAAGGTTGTCGAAAGGCGGGTCGCTGAGATGTTCCTTCGTCCAGAGGTTCGTGCCGTCTGGCATAGCACTGAGGCACTTGCTAGGGACTTCTTTGAGAATTACCTTCCATACATGTCGCTGGACCATAGCGTTCCAGAGCGTCAACTTGGTTCGCAATCCATATGGCAAGAGCACGGCTCATTCAAGCGTGACGTCATGCATCAAATCGCTGGCTTTGCCAAGAGCCAAGACCTTGCATACGCCAACAGGCCAATGGACGAAATTCCAAGGGGCATGCTTTCTTCAATTACCGACTTTAGTATCGGCAGGATGCTCAACATTCAGACTGACGGCACAAATTACAGATACAACCACGAGAACGCTTTCTGGGATATAGCAAGAAACTTCAGCCTGAGCAATTTTGAAAAGACATCATCTGACGCTGGCGACATCTACAAAGGCAAGATGGGGCACAAAATTGTCTCAAGAAACGGCGTCAACATTGCGTTCGATGAGAACGGTGAAAAGATTGGCTCCTACAAAACTGTTGCCGAGGTCGAATCGGCATTAGATGATAACTTCACAAAAAGGGCTTCAATTTACCCAGACATTCAAAAAGAGGGCTTCAACGCTGTTACGAGAATGGCGAATTTCTCGCTCACGAATGTCGATGCGATGGAGTTCAGAAGGAGAATTGTTCAGGAAATGGAATCAGGCGTTCCTTGGAACCAGACATCAGCAATAAAGGAAGCAATTGGTGCAGACGCTGAAATTCCTGTATGGGCTTACGACGAAATTCTTCACAAAGACCTTATCAACTTCAGGGAAAAACTTGAGAACAAAAACGCACCGTTCTCGGTTAACTCGGAACACAAAGTTGCGGCAACCGACGGCCTCCCGAACAGGGAGTTCCTTAAGTCAATAATGTCCGCACTTAACAATGGCGAAATGCCATCTCAAAGCGGCATTGTCAGCGGCAAGAAAATCGGACTGCTTGTTTATCTGGCGACCACACCTGTTGTTGACACTAGGTTCTCGCTTGGGTCTTTGTCTGTTCATAGAGATTTTTACAGAAACAACATAAACCTTGTTCCAACAAGAAATAGAAAGGGCATGATGCAACCATCCTCGCTTGGGCCTTATTGCGAGATAGCGGACTCTCTTTCATTCCAAGTCAATTCATCAAGGGTGGCAAGACGTTCGGACGTTAGGCTTCCGTCTGGGATGCCAGCAATGAGCAGATGGGTTGCTGGAATTGGAGGAGACTCTCCTGTTTACTATTACAAAGCACCATCATACTCTGAGGCGGCGGCGGAATTCGGAAGCGGAAATTTCCTTAAAAAAGCACAAATCGCCCATATGGAAATGGCGATTAAATCTGGTGCAAAGTGGTTTCTGAAGGACATGACAAACACGGACGGCTCAAAAGGTGTTGAGTTGATTCCGATTGGCCCAGAATTCTTTGAGTCAATTCAGCAAGGAAAGTCATTTGCAGATTCATCACTTGTTGCTTTAGATTCAAACTACGAAATCAAGGATGGAAAATACGTTGATGTTCGTCCATTAGAACTAAACAGAGGTGAAAATTCTGATGGTGTAGACATAACTATGCAGAAGGCGTCGGAATACGCCTCAAGCAGAATTCCGAGAAAGGCTGGCGATGTTTCAACAACTGCCAGCAAATACTCAACGCCTAGAGAACTCAGGGAAATGCAAGGGGAAGGGGGTGCAGAAAGGCTTTCGCAACTTCGAAGATACAGCATCAACAACATATCGGAAGATGAGTACGTTGCATCTGGCGTTTCCTCTCAAGTTTTCAGCAAGCCCAATGGTGCTGAATATTACTTTTCTAACGGACCACTTTTTAAACCAGTTGTCACAAACATAGACCCACAGAAATTCACTACTGAGGACTTGATGCTTCTTTATCTTAAGCAGAAAGAGGCGGCATTCAAAGTGACTGAGGAAAATCCTCTTATTACTGAAGAAGAATGGAGCAGAAAATTTGCCGAATCAGAAAAAGAAAAGGTTAAAACCAACGCCGAGGCGTTTATGACGCTTGGATTTGCGGAGTCAGACTTTCTTGTAAGCGGAAACGTGAGTAGTTTTATGAAAAGGCTCAAGGAGGAGGGCTATTATTTCATAGCAAGAGGTTATGCCAATAACACCCACTTCCAAGCATTCAACAATGCGGGAAGAGTCTCTGATGTTCTTACTTGGAACCTTGGCTCAAGGTCTTCGATAGACGGCGAGTTGATTTCAGCAAGGGAAGACTCTCTAGACCCATACGATGTTTTACTTACAAGAAAAATGGATGATACCTTTAGCCAAAAAGGGTATGCA